TATTATTAAAGTGTGGTTACTGAATTGTTCAGTTCAAGACCCGGGTTTAATGATTACTATACCTAATTTGTCTATACAGGGATGTTTATTCAAAAAACACGAACCTGAGTTTTAATGTCTGTTTGAGTGGACTGATGCCCCGGGGCATCACACCACACAGCTAGACATTATGACTTTATGATATATTAGCTATTGTGATTATTCATTATTTATTATTCATTATTATGCTGGAATATATCGCATTGGACGCCCATTGTCATAAATATGCAAATCGCCCAATTTAGTGTGTGTTGCATAATGCATATCATTGGATGCTTGAACCCAATTATCGGTAAGTAAACGTTCTAACTCAGTATATGCATCGGTTACATTATTTATTCGTCTAGGAAGAGAAGACGCTATAACTTCTTGTGTTCCGTAATATATCCAATTGTTTGGATATGTTTTTAATGCCTCTTTTTGAGCTTTACTTAGTGTAATACCTATTCCATAATTTATTTTGTCTAATACTCTTAAAATGGAATTATGTACAACGGTTGTCTTAAGCCTTCGCTTCAATTCATAATAAACCATATACAGTAATCGCAAGTCATGGGATTGATTTGCTATCTGAGAACATACAAAACTATTAGCGGCGAGGTGTTTTTTCGTTTTTGGTTTTTCCAACCAACTAAACCCTTGTGTATTTCCACAATTCACACATTTTTTTTGAGCACAAACCTCAATATATAATCTATTTGAACTTCCTGTAAAATGGGGGTTCTCTTTATCATTAAAATAAGACCGACCATAATCTATGATTTTAGCAATATATCTGCATTTAAAACTAGTGACGATTGGGGGTCCTCCAGTTACATAATCAGTCATATGATAATGATAGTGTATATATTTACCTTTTACAGGTTCATATAAGAGAACATTGTTATAGTGCAAATCATAATGGGTGAACTCATTCGATAACATAGCTAACGGCATATATACCTGATATAACACATTCAATAAATCTTCTGTAATAAACTTATCATCACTAAGTAGGCTGTTTATTGTTGTTGCATCATCTAAATGCTGTATAAGAACTGCCATATATCTCGCGTGTTCGCAAGCATGATTCAAATGAATTGGATGAATTGCTGATATTCTAGATAACCCTGTTTTTAAAACCATCGGGTCACTTAGCTTTTGCGTTTTCATTTCAGTATAAGCCGGCTCTTTTGGGTCATACTGATATATTCCATATGTTTCTACGAAACATGGATACTGTTTTCCTACTTTATTTATAAACTTTCCTACTAAACCTTCGTATAACAAATTGTCCGCATTCATGGATACAGACGATTTCAAAATAGCATTTGCCGAATATCCGTCCTTTTCATATGTCAAATCCTTCACAAACCCGTTTACAGATTGACTGCCGATTTGTTTAGCCGGTTTTGATAGTAACCCGAAATTATCGAAATTATCGAAATGCTTTTTTATTTTGTCCGCTTCTGTACCGAAAGCCATACATACATCTGCGTCGGAACAAATTGCTTTTAAGAAATATGCCCTACGTTTGTTTTGGTGCTTTTTGAAAAACTTTTTGATTTTTCGCGTGGCATTTGCCTTTTTCACACGTTCTCTAAAACTCTCTATAGCTTCTTTTGTAACTAGACTTTCAGGAGGGGTCAAATACTCTTCATCGGGAATAACTTGTAGGGGTGCACTTAGAGAAAGTTCGTCTTCCATAATAACAACGGGTTTCTTGGCTTTGCGGGTTACTTTTTTCCCCTTAAGTTCTCTTAGTACCGGCTCACACGCCGCATTCATTTTATAAGAATAACTTAATCTGCAATACTGATATTGATTTCCATTGTTATATCTACATTGTGGATGGTTACATTCTGTCTTATCACGTTTTTTGCAAGTTGAAAAACATTTGTTTTTATATGGCATCGTATATATTTATTGTATATATTTATTGTATATTATACCATAAATATATTTTTAATGTCTTACCGTATGGATTTTTAATGTCTGACCGTATGGATTAAAAATCCATATGGTCAGCATGATGCTGGTTGTATGGACTATGATGCCCCTGGGTATCAGCCCACCCAACCAGACATTAATGACTATTTTGAATGTGCGGTGTAAATGAGAGAATGTGTAAAAAGGAAAAAAATCCCAACCGTGAATATACAAATAATAACCAGTTCGGTAATGGTGAATGGATATATTTTATGTAAAAATGGGAAAGAGACTAAAACGTAAAGAAGAATCCATCGGAAGGGATTTACTAGCGTATACTTGTTGCATAAAACAAGTACGGGAATAAAATGTGCTAACCAAGCCGTTATAGTTATGGTATATTTGTTTACCGGAACAACTTTCGTTAATCCAATTTTGCGGGCCTTATACATGATGGTTTCGCCGGAATGATTATAGAATGAGTTCGGGTATATCAGTATCATAATAGAAAACCCGATCAGAGATATCACCATGCCGGAATATAACATATTGTGAATACTCTCGGATACTGGAAATACATTAAGTGCTACTGAGAGAAAAGAGAATGACATCAATGTCCAATAGTTATGTTTATTGGTGTTATATGGAATGGTGCGGTTGAATACAGATATAATATTTGCATAAGAACGTCGAATCAATTCACTCACGAAGGTGTTTGTGCTATTCGCAGATTGCAACGTAAAAAGCATACAGCGAATTGAATATATATTTATTGTATAATTTTATACACTAAATATCAGCTTATCCGGTATTACATATTGGGGTCCAGGTCAATGACAACCGGATAATGGTCGGAGTTGTATTTCCCATAAAACTCGGCGTATCCATGATATACCGAAACCGCGCGGATTTTTGTTTTCAGAAAAGGACTTACCAAAACATGGTCAATCATAGAGAACTCATTGGATGAAGATACTAAATCCCCATTTTGGTCCCACCAATCTGTCCACCGTTCGGATTGCGACATACCCTCGGCACAATTCTCCAGACTATATTTACCGGTATATTGTCCATCTAATCCTTTCAAAATGCGCAAAACGCGAGAACTTGGTATATTTTTATTGAGGTCGAGGGTTTCGCCATCAAAATCATTGAAATCTCCTAAAACAAGTATTTCATAGTCGTTTGCGATATATTGCACAATTACATTTTGGATGACTTGTGCTTGCGCTTCGCGTTCCGCACACCGGGTGGGGTCTTCTGGATAAGCCAATAAATGTAGTCCTATAACTGCGATTGGTCGCCCATACCATTTGTATTCTGTAATATAATGCTTGCTTACTCCTACATTGGCAGGAGAACCTGTGTATCCGCAGTTGGAACCAGGTAGTGGATATTGCACTTTTTCTTCTGTTCTATATAGGGAAACTAGGGGGTCTATGCGCGTAATCATGCCCACATTTTGCCCGGTACTGGTATCGGTACCTTGTTTTAAATAGGGGATATAAGAAGGGTCGCCTAAATACTCATTGGAAATAAGCATAGCGAGTTCGTCACATCCTTCCACTTCACACAAATTAAGTATGTCTGGCTGCAGCGTTCTCACAACATCGGCAACATATTTCATATGTATCAATGCTTCCGATTGGTTTACCCAAGTACAATGTGCCCCGGGGCAATCCATTGGTGCGTAATAATCAACAAACAACCATTCGACGTTGTATTGCACAATACGGAAAGAGTTTTGGGATAGGCGGCGGTCGGATGCATATTCGGGGGTAGTGGGACACTGTGTATCAGCGGATGAGTTGTATATAGAGATATACATGCATATAATATAAAGGAGAACCTGAGAATAAATATGCATTTATTATACATATACACAGAAAATTGTATGTATATCGTTTTATAGTATGTAAGTTCTATAGAATTATGCCAATGAGGATAATAGTACATAAAACATAATGTCTAGATGTGTGGTGTGATGCCCCCTGGGCATCACGTTCCATACATCTAGCATCATTCTGACCATATGGATTTTTAATCCATACGGTCAGACATTAATCCATACGACCAGTCAATAATAATCTGGGTTCTACCGGCCGCTCCGCGGCCTCCAGGTAACTATTTACAAACGCGGGATATAAAATGGATGCGATTTTTTCCATGGTATCTTCAATAAAAACATCCCGCACATAATCATACCCATACCGACATATTGCAAATAATTTTCAAAACGTTCCCCTAAAATAAAAAATGCAAACGTGCTTTCTAAAATACTGCTTGCACCATCCCATGCATTGTTTACCATCAATAGTGTAGAACCTTGTAACGCAACGATTAACAATACAACTAGCGAAATATATCCGAAGACACCTGTTGCTAAAAACTGCCATCCGCGGCCGTTTGCATATTCTTTAAGACCATAATCTCCAACTATTTCTACCGCTGCCAACGAAAATATTTGGGGGATACTCATTAGATAAATAGTATATATTATTTACATACTATTTATTGACTAGCTGTGTGGACTGATGCCCGAGGCATCACGTTCCATACGGTCAGTCATTATGAAGGAGGAAGTGGCGCTAAACACAATTTGATTTCACCCAATGATGCAACGTCATATTTCACAATGAGCGGCAAATCGTTTCCTAAATACATCTCTAAATGATTACAAAGCGGTGTACATTTAATGAATTGAGACAACGATTTCAAAGAAAACTCGCCCTGAATAATTACGGCAGCATCCGGTTTTTGAATAAACTCCATATTTCCATCCGATTCAGAACGATATACCCGAGAACTTGCGAAATTACCATCACATGAAAAAATGAGGTCATCGCCCACCGATTTTATTTCAATACGGTCAGAAATACCATTCAAATCGCGGATAATTTTCTGGAAATCCGCAGTGGGCAAATTGATAACTGTAGAATATTCTACGTCGGGGACAACCAGTTCTTCCGTATCGGGTTCAATCAATCGCAGTTTTTGACTATAACACTGTTTTATATCTCCATTGTCATATTGAAATCCTAAATGAGATACAATACCGTCGTGATAATCGGCCTTGTCAATATACATGGACAATATATCGTCATTGGACATGGTGGAAATGACTTTGAATAAGTGCAATGTATTCGTGCAGACAATTATTTTATCGGGATGGCAATTATATTGCTCGAACTTTTGCGCATTCAAACTGACGTTTACTAAAATAGTGTGGGTTTTATCGAAATTAATTATTTTGAGACCATCCTTTGTAAATGTAATAGTCGCATCGGTCAATATATCCTTTATAGCAGTAATCATATTACGAACCGGCTGGACCTGGATAGTTTTTATCGTTAATACATTATTGGATTCGTTCATTACGTATAATACATTGTTATATCACTGTTTTTATATTATGTTTTGAGTATAATATTTTATTTTATATCTAAACGCACTTAAAATAATAATGATATTGTAGTACAGCATTATTATTATGGAAAATATCGACCCTATTGCTAGTGAACATATTGATGAATCGCCGTTGAATAGTTTATTTGATGCTTTTATGGATGGAGTAAAAAATGTCGCACACGATGAACCAGATGAAACAGACGACGAACCAGATGATACCGAACAAATAGAAAACATTGTAGCACAATCTCTATTTAATGTCTGGTCGTATGGATTTTTAATCCATACGGACCAGCATGATGCTAGATGTATGGAACGTGATGCCCCAGGGCATCACACCACACAACTAGACATTAAATTAATGGGTACATCTGAACAAGAAGCTGAAAATGACAATACAGAAAAAGAAACAGAAGCCGAAACAGAAAAAGACGAACTAGAACAAGACTACACCGACCAAATTGAACACATTATTGCAAAAGATGCGTATAAGATTTTACCATATTTGTATATATACCATTATTTTAATGACTGGTCGTATGGATTAAAAATCCACATGGACCAGCATGATGCTAGATGTATGGAACGTGATGCCCCGGGGCATCACATCACACAACTAGACATTAATACTCTATATCAAGAAACATGTATACGTGATAAGGATGGATTTATTGAAGGTGCCATAGTAAGTCCAACACATGCTTCATTTTTGTGGAAAACATCATGTATTGCATTTTTGTCGTCAATATATTGTGCTTATAGGGGTTATTATGATATTGCTTTAGGGCCTTTTTGTGTATTTTTAACTTCCATAAATCATTGGAGAAACCCATTATATAATTCTTGGCAGAGATATCTAGATCTACTATGCGTGAATATGGTTATGACGTATCAAATATATAGGGCAATGAATGCGGAATATATGATACAATATTACGTTCTGGTTGGAATCGGTTCAGGATGTTATCTACTGTCGCATTATTTAGCTGGTAAGAATGAGTTTATGTCTACTATGGTACATGTGATTTTCCATATTATTGGGAATATATCGAATATAGTACTTTATTCTGGATGGATTGGTCCAATGCATAGCGAGCGCAAACAATTGGATTAATGACTGGTCGTATTGACTGATGCCCAAGGGCATCACGTTCCATACATCTAGCATGATGCTGACCATATGGATTAAAAATCCATA